CGCACGCGCAGCATTTGTCAGGTTAATTGAATTATGGGGAACCGCAACTCCGGGCAGAAAGCGAAACCGACAGCCCTCAAAATGTTACGGGGCGTCACTCGCGCGGATCGCCTGAACCCGGCGGAACCCGCCCCGCCCGCCGGCGAGGTGGTGAAGCCGCCGGGGTTATCCGCCCGTGCCGGGGAGGTCTGGGACGCGTTAGCGCCGGTCTGTGTCGCGATGGGCACCTTGACGGCGGCCGATGTCCGCCCCTTCGCCCGGCTGTGTGAACTGGAAGTCACGGCCCTGGAAGCGTCGAGTCAGAAGGACGCGCCCGGGTTTGCGATGTTCACCCTGTCGGAGGATTACAACGGGGCCGCGAAAGTGGGCGTCCACGCGGCGATCAAGGTCGAGCGGGAGACGTCCATCGCCTTGCGGCCGTATTACGACTATTTCGGCATGACGGCCCCGTCCCGCTCGCGGATTCAGGTGCCCAAGCCCAAAGACGAACCCGTCAGCAAGTGGGCGGGAGCGTTGACGTGAAGGAACCGGCCGCCGCGCGGGCGATCCGGCTGGTGAACCAGCTCACGCATACCAAAGGCCCGTTCGCCCAGCAGTCCTTCAACCTCCGTCCCTGGCAGCGCCAGATCCTCACACAGCTGTTCACGACGCAGAAAGACGGCCGCCGGCGCTACCGGACGTGCCTATTGATGCTCCCCCGCAAAAACGGGAAGACGGAACTCGCCGCCGCGCTGGCGATTTACTTCCTGCTCTTCGACGGGGAAATCGGTGGGGAAGTCTACTCAGCCGCAAGCGACAAAGACCAGGCCGCGCTCGTCTTCAACGTCGCCGCGCAGATGATCCGCAACGACCCGGAGCTGGAGGCGCAATGTGAAATCATCGACTCCCAAAAGAGAATCGTTCATCGCAAGAGCGGGAGTTTTTACCGAGCCATTTCAGCCGAGGCTTATAGTAAACACGGATTCAACGCCTCTGTGGTCATCTACGACGAGCTCCACGCGGCGCCGAACCGGGAGCTCTGGGACGTGCTCTCGACGTCGCAAGGCGCCCGCGCGCAGCCGATGATGATCGCGATCACCACCGCGGGGTATGACCGGCATTCGATTCTCTGGGAACTCTACGCGCACGCGAAGAAGGTGCGCGAGAACCCGGCGCTCGATCCGACGTTTCTCCCGATTCTGTATGAAGCGCCGATCGAGGCGGACTGGACCGACGAGCGGGTGTGGAAGAAGGCGAACCCGGCGCTGGGGGACTTCCGGAGTCTCGAGGAGATGCGGATCGCGGCGGCGCGGGCGAAAGAAATCCCGGCGCAGGAGAATACCTTTCGGCGGCTGTATCTCAATCAATGGACGGAGCAGGCCGCGCGCTGGATCTCAATGGCGGCGTGGGATGCGTGCTGTGTGGTGACGGCATGAGCGGGCGGCGGGTTCGTCAATGGCGCGCCGCGCAACATCGCCTCGCCTCCGTGCCTGCGTGTACGTGCGGCGCTGGACTTCACCGAGAAGCAGACGGCGGGTACGTCCTCCAATCGCACGGGCCGGACTGTCCGCAGCTCCGGGCGCTCGGGGCGCTCTCGCGTCAGGACGTGTGTTCGCAGTGTGGCTTCCGGTTGCAGGTGCGACGATGGGGCCGTATGAAGGAAACATGGTGTCGCCGCGGACACACGCACGGATTGGTGTATGACGCGCGCTGAGTACCGCGCAGCCCTCAAAGGCCGCCGCTGTTACGTCGGCATGGACTTGAGTTCGACGAAAGACTTGACCGCGCTCGTCGCCGTCTTCCCCGACGACGACGGCTTCGACGTCCTGGCGCAATTCTTCGTCCCCCAGGACTCGATCCGTGAACGGGCCACGCGCGACCGCGTCCCGTATCCGCAGTGGGTCCACGACGGGTTCCTGATCGCGACCCCGGGCAACGTCGTCGATTACGACTACATCCGCCAGACGCTGAAGGACTGGGCGGCGGAGTTTCAGGTATTGGAAGTCGCCTTCGATCCGTGGAACGCGACCGACCTGGTCACGCGGCTCGGCGGCGACGGCTTCGTCTGCGTCCCGATGCGCCAGGGCTTCGCGAGTCTCTCGGCGCCGACGAAGTCGCTCGAAAAAGCCGTGCTGTCGCGGACGCTCCGCCACGACGGGCATCCGGTGCTCCGCTGGAACATGTCGAACATCAGCGTCGAGACGGACGCGACGGGGAACCTGAAGCTCTCGAAGAAAGTCTCGACGGAACGCATCGACGGGGCCGCGGCGCTCGTGATGGCGGTCGATCGGATGGACCGGAACCAGGCCGTCAAGCCGCCGAGTTATAGCATGATCGTGCTGGGAGGAGGTGGACGGTGAGGGCTTGTGAGCAAGCGAAATCGGTGCCGGGCGGGCGCTCCACATTCGAGCATGATTGGGCAGCTTTATGTATTAAGGCGCGGCCGAGCGAGTTTCTGCAGCTCGTCAGGCCTGTCGACGGAGGTTACAGCGAGATCAAGGTGAAATTAGAACACCCGCTAGAGGAGCACGGTCACAACGGCCAGTATCTTGATCTGTTGATTACCGCCGTGGCGGGCGACGCAATCGCCGAACGCGTCAACCAAGCTAAAGAGGCTCTGAAATCATACGAACGGCAACTTGCCGAAGCACTTGAACAAGAGGCTTTGATCGTGCGTGAGCCTGGGATGTTTTACTTCCGGGAGTCAGAATCCGTCAAAAACCACATCAAGTTTATCGAGGATGTGATCGCGAATCCGATCCTCGGAACTACGCGCGACGCCTTTATAGTTGAAATCAAACCGAAGCGCGAGCCAATCAATTCCACGTTGAGGCAGTTTCAGCATCAGCAATGCCGATGGAATCGTGAAGAGCGCGAACGCGACGAGGCGCTCGGATATGAATGCCGGTTGTATCGAAGAGTCCATTGGATATTGGCCGCCATGTACGAATCATCGCAAGCCGAACGAAGAGAGCTGCGCGAGATCGGAGTAGAAGTCCTGACGCTGTCACGCCAGAGAGTGTATGGGCACATAGAGAAAAACCGCGCATTCTATGGTTGAGCCTAAGCGCGCCCGCCCCGGTCGCCCGCTCGGATCGACGAAAGTCCTCGAGCCGGGCTCGACCGCGTCCGTGTGGTTGCCCGCGAGTCTGCACGATCGTCTGATCGCGCTCGCGAAGCGCGAAGAGCAGAGCATTTCCAAAACCATCAAGCAACTCCTGACGCTGCGCCTCCCGCGCGCCTGACGTTCTTCCTACTGAATTAATTACGGCTGACCTGACCTGTCACACGCTTAGGCTACCGTGCACCGCGCCTATGCGATCTTCCACGTCAAAAGTGTCGACGCTGACCGCCGGATCATCTCGGGCATGGCCACCTGTCCGGAACCCGATCGCTCGGGTGACATCATTGAACCGCTCGGGGTGGCCTTCAAAAATCCACTCCCGCTCTTGCTCTTTCACGACGCCAAAAAGCCCGTCGGCACGACCACCTTCAAGAAGCCCACGAAAGACGGGATCGCGTTCACCGCGACGATCGCCACGGTCGACGAACCCGGCCCGCTGAAAGATCGCGTCGACGAAGCCTGGCAGAGCGTCAAGGCAGGACTCGTCTCCGGCGTCTCGATCGGGTTTCGCGCGCTCGAGGAAGCCTTCAACAAAGACACGGGCGGGTTCCGCTTCCTGAAGACGGAAGTGCTCGAACTGTCCCTGGTGACCGTGCCGGCGAATGCCTCGTGCACCATTCTCACGATCAAATCGCTCGACCTGGCCGCGTCCGGCCCGTCTCTGCCCGGCGTCACGGGCTTCCCCGTTTTCCACGCGGTGAAGGCCGCGAAAGCCATGACTGTACAAGAACAAATCGTCCAATTTGAAAACACCCGCGCGGCGAAAGCCGCGGAACGCGACGGCCTGATGACGAAAGCGGCCGAGGGCGGCGAAACGCTCGATGCCGAACAGGCCGAGAAATACGACGGCCTCGATCTGGAGATCAAGAGCGTCGACAAGCATCTGGCGCGGCTGCGCGATCTCGAGAAGTCGAATCTCGAGAAGGCCACGAAGATCACCACGACCACCGACAGTCTCACGGCGTCCGAGCTGCGCGGCGGCCACGTCCCGGTCATCACCGTCAAAGCCAACGTGCCCCAGGGCACGCAGTTCGCCCGAATGGTTATGGCGATTGCCGCCGGCGGCGGGGATTCGTACAAAACGCTGGAGTACGCGAAGCAGTGGAAAGACTCGACGCCGGAAGTCGAGGAGATGGTCAAGCACATGTGGCGGACGAAGGCGGCGGTGGCCGCCGGCACCACGACCGATTCGACGTGGGCGGGGCCGCTGGTCGTGACGCAACCGCTGAACGATTTCCTCGCGTTGCTGCGCCCGCGCACGTTACTGGGGCGGGTGCCGGGCTTGAAACAGGTGCCGTTCAACATCTCGATCCCCAGTCAGACGACGGGCGGCACCTACGGCTGGGTCGGGCAGAACAAGCCGAAGCCGGTCACGAAAGCCGATTATCTGGCGGTCACCCTCGGGTTCAACAAGGTCGCCGGGATCATCGTGCTCTCGGAAGAACTCGTCACGCTGTCGACCCCCTCAGCGGAAAATCTGGTCCGCGAGGAAATGCTCGCCGGGATGGCGGCGTTTCTCGATCAGCAGTTCTGCGATCCCGCCGTGGCGGTGTCGGCGGGCGTCAACCCCGCGTCCATCACCAACGGCGCGGCCACGATTGCCTCGAGCGGCGTCACCGGCGCCGCCGCGAAGACCGATCTGGCCTCGCGCGTGGGCGTGTTCGTCGCGGCGAACATTCCGATCTCAGAGTCGGTGTGGTTGATGAATGAGGCGAACGCCTTCGGCATCGGCCTGTCCGTCAACGGCCTCGGCCAGCCGTTGTTCCCCGGCTTCAATGGGGATTCGACCGGCGGCCGGTTGATGGGCATTCCCGTGGTCGTCAGCAACAACGTCGGGGCGCGCATCATCCTCGCGCATACCCCCTCGATTCTGTATGCCGACGAAGGCGGGATTCGCATCGACGTCAGCCGGGAAGCCTCGGTCCAGATGGACTCGGCGCCGACGGACACGGTCGACGCGACGACCGTCTATCTCTCGCTCTGGCAGCGCAACCTGATCGGCTTGAAGGCCGAGCGGATCATCACCTGGAAGCTGGCGCGCGCGGCGGCCGTGACGTATATCACCACGGCGGCGGCGTACAACGGCACGTAAGCCGTGAATCGGTATCTGTATCGCGTGCGGTACGACTACGCAGACGGCGTGGCCCCGATCGCCGGGGTCACGACCGCCTACGAGCCGGTCAGTGTGCGGGCCGCGACGGCGGCGGCCGCGCTCGTCGACGTCACGGCGGCGACCGATCGCTACCGGATTGCGGCCAACGTCACGCGCACGATCACGCTCGTCGGCACGGCGGCGGATCTTTGATCTATGCGACTCGTCATCGGGGGGCCGACGCGCGATCACGTGCCGGCCGCCTTCGCCGTCGACCTCGCCGAGCTCTATGCCTACACGCGCGAGCGGGGGCCGTGGGGATCGGATGTCACGGCGGGCTTTATCGCGTCCACGTACATCCACGTCGGGCGCGAACTCTTTCTCGAAGCGGCGATCAAGCAAGGCGCCACCCACGTCTTCTGGCTCGATACCGACATGAGCGTCCCGCGGGAAACCGCGGTGCTCCTGGCGATGCACGAGCAACCGATTGTCGCGTGCAACTACGTCGTGCGGCAGCCCTCGGGGTTGTTCACGGCGTTTCGGGATGAGCAGCGCATCCCGACGCGGCCGGACTCGACGGGGCTCGAGGCCGTGGAGTACTGCGGCATGGGGGCGATGCTGCTCCGGACCGACGTCGTCGCGGGGTTGCCGCGGCCGTGGTTCCGGCATGGGTTGAACGAACAGGGCGGCGACATCGGCGAAGACGTGAGCTTTTGTCGGACCGTGGGCGCCGCGGGGTACACGGTCTATATCGACCACGACTTGTCGAAGGAGATCGGCCACATTGGGCAGCACACGTACCACA